TCCTGCATGTGTGGGTTGTCACGTTCCTCCTCGTTGAAGATCCAGGCTCCGTTTCTGTCTATCGGCTCCAGGTTCGCCTCAATACGGGTTGCCTTGTCGGTCTTCTTGCGCTCATCGCCCTTGATGTAGAGCTGCCTGTTCCTGGCCTTGCATTCCTCACGCAGCAGGGGCTTGAACACCTGGTTGAAGAAAGGATCCTGGAGCTTGTTGTTCTCCATGTAGCAATACACGTTGGTCTTTCCTCCCACATAGTCCATGATGTCGAAATACCAGCCGATGAAGGTGGCATTGAGTTCACGGGCAAGGAATCCCTTGATGATGTAGTACACGCCCTTGTACTTGCCGATGAGCCACAGAGCCTTGGTGGAACTTGCCTTCTTCCTTGAATCGGAATAGGCAGGGTCACCATAGAGTATGAGGAACTTGAACTTCCTGAGAGGCGGAACCTTGCCGAACGGCAGGTACTTGAAGATGGTTCCCTCGCTCACCGGATTGTTGAAGTACTCTGCCTGTGCGCTCTTGGTGGAGATATTGGAGAGCACGGTGTCTATCTGTTCTTCCGTGTTCTTGGCTGGCCAGGTGGAACGTCCGTTCTTGTCACGGATGTTCACGATGTCCCAGTGTCTTGCCTTTTCACCAGCACGCCTGATGCAGCAGTCCTTGGCAATGATGTTTCCGCACCAGAGAATCAGGGTCGGTTCTGAGATGGAACGTGTAGGATAAAGCGAAGCCTCGAACCAGTCCCATTTCTTCTTCAACGTTTCCGGGTTGCGGCAATCCTCATCGGTATCGAAGTCATCCATGTAGATGACATCCGGTCGGATGTCCTCATTACGGGCACCACGTGGAGCGGAACCAGCACCCAGGGCGAAGAACTTGGCTCCACACTTGGCCGTGAACTCTCCATCCGTCCACTGTCCGAGGGTCATCTGTGAACCGTAGAACTGACGGATTCTAGGGTTTGACTCGAAATTGATCTTGTAGGGTGCAAGGAGTCGCTTGGCAGAGTCGATGGTGGCCGATGCCAGGACAAAGAACTTCTTCCGTTTTGTCAGGGCAAGGTACATGCTGATAAACATTGCCACCGTTGACTTGGCAAGCTCACGGCTCCATGACAGGACCTCGTACCATTCATCATGCTCGATGATGCGTCTGATGGCACGTACATGGAAGGGCGCAAACTCATACTTGGCATACTTGGGGAAGAAGTATGTGATCCATGCAATCGGGTCTTCCTCCAGTTTTCTTCTCTTCCGGTCGATGTCGCTCTGTGAGAGCCAGTCTTCCACAGGCACATCGGCAGCAATGGCCTTGTGGTGTTCTTCCCACCTTTTCAAGGCGTTTCTTTCATCCTGTGTCATTTCAGCTGATCTTTAATGAATAAATCCCAGAGTTCATTGTACTCCTTCGCTTTCTCGATGTCGATGCCACGGAGCCAGTTGGTGAACTTGATGCCCACGTTGACGATGTCGGTGATACCAGCATCGTTCTGCAGCTTCTTGATGGCAGACGTAATCTTGACCACGGTGTCCGCCTCCTTGGAGGTGAAGGAACGCTCACCCTCCTTTCGTGCGTTTGCCTGGTTCTGAATCTCGCTTACCTGCCGGATCATTCCTGCAAGGATGTTTTCCGTGGAAATGGTGAACGAGGCACGCAGTTCCTCCCATTTGCCTTCCCTTGCCCATCGGGAAACCGTCTGTCTGGTGGTTCCCACCTTGGCAGCAATCTCTTCCTGGGTGCATCCGCCCTTGAGGTAGAGATCCTTGGCAATATCCTTCTTGTTAATGTTACTTTTTACCATATAAATAGAGTTTTGTACTGCAAAGGTCTGAATAAAATGGCAAAAAAAGAAATCGTCTTTCTAGGGTGGTGTTCATGAACACTACGTTGATGCCCACGGAGTTCACGCTAGAACCGACATTTGCATAAGTCGAAAAAAGTCCCGATATTTGCAGAAAAATTCGAGCATGAAAAAGAAATTTAGCAATATAATAAAAGGTGATGGCAAGACCATCATCATGCTCTATGGAGAAGTCGGAGAAGGATGTTCCGTAGATAGCAGCCGTGTGGTTAGCGAGCTTTTCGCAAATGAGAACCAGGACTGCAAGATCGAGGTGCGCATAAACAGCCAGGGTGGAGATGTTTTCAGCGGCATGGCCATCTACAACGCCCTCCGACAATCCAAGGGCGACATCACCATATATATTGATGGAGTGGCAGCGAGCATCGCTGCAATCATTGCCTTATGTGGAAAGCCTCTCCTTATGAGTCCCTATGCCAAACTTATGCTTCATAACGTGAGCGGTGGCACATACGGCAATGCCTCCGAACTCCGTCAGACAGCGGAGCAGATGGAAAAATTGCAGACCAACCTCGCCACCATGGTGGCCAAACGCCTCGGCATGACGGCAGAGGAGGTAGAGAAGAAATACTTCGATGGGCAGGATCACTGGATTTCCGCAAGCGAGGCTCTTGAGATGAAACTTGTGGATGGCATCTATGAGATGGATGAGGTGGCAGACCCACCGACTACTACAGAAGGTATTTATAACTATTTTAATAACCGGCTTGACTTCAAGCCACAAAACAAAGGAGAAATGGCATTATTAGATGACATCAAGAAGATTCCGACTTTTGAAGACAAGGCGGATTCGAGTGCTATCTTGGCACACATCGTAAATTTGACAAACAAGGCAACCAAGGCTGATGCCCTGTCGAAGACCGTTGAGACCTACAAGGCGGAACTTGACAAGCTGCACAAGGAAAAGGATGAGACCCTCATCAGCAACGCTGTCAAGGCTGGCAAGATTACCCAGGAGCAGGTGGAAACCTTCAAGAACCTCTTGAAGAACGACCGTGAGAACGCCATCAAGCTCATCGACGGCATGAAGGGCCGGGTACAGAACCGTGCGGTTGACTTCATCCATCCTGACCAGCATGGTGCTGGAAGCTTCGCAAACAAGAGCTGGGACGAGATTGACAAGGAGAACAACCTTGGCACTTTGAAGCAGCAGGACTTCACACTCTTCAAGGACCTCTACAAGCAGAAGTTCGGTGTGGACTACATTGAGTAATAACTTTTAATATTTTAAAGAAATGGCATTAAACAGACAAATTTGGATCTCTACCATCGTAGAGAACTTCTTCCCTGATGATTCCTTCATGGCGAAAAGTATTGATGACTCCGATTTCGTGAACGTCAAGACCGTTCACATTCCTAACGCAGGCAAACCTTCGAGTGTCGTCATCAACCGATCTGAGAAGCCAGCGACCATCAAGGAACGAACTGACCAGGAACTCACCTACGACATCGACGAGCTGACAACAGACCCTATCCACCTCTCCGACGTGGACAGCGTGGAACTTTCATACAACAAGCGCAACAGCATCCTTGCCAACGACCGCAAGCAGTTGCAGAAGGCGGCTGCCCAGAACCTGCTCTACAAGTGGGCTGGAAGTTTGAAGAACAAGATTTTTACTACTGGTGATGCCCGTGAGGCGCACACTTCAGGTACAGCTACAGGCAACCGCAAGAAGTTTACCAAGGCTGCCGTGATGAAGGCCATGATTCAGTTCAACAAGGACGATGTTCCGGCAGAGAACCGCTTCCTGCTCGTTGACTCCGTCATGTATGCTGACCTGCTCGACGACCTGACCGACAAGGAACTTTCAGCATTCCTCTCCTGTGCCGATGCCTCAAGAGGCGTTCTCGGCAAGCTTTACGGCTTTGAGATCATGCAGCGTTCACAGGTGCTCCGTACAACCGCCAATGGTGGAGCCTTGCTGAAATGGGAGGAAGAAGCAGTAGAAACCGAGCTTGCGGCAGGTCTTGCCTGGCAGCAGGACTGTGTGAGCCGTGCCCTCGGTGAGGTGAAGATGTTCGATGATACAGGCAGCCCAACCTACTATGGTGACATCTATTCATTCCTCGTTCGTGCTGGTGGCTCTCCACGTCGCTACGATGGCAAGGGCATCGCAGTCATCATCGAGAGCAACGCAGCCTAACCGTTAACTCATTAATACAGACTCTATGATTTTACCGAGAGTAAAAATTCAGTTTCTCAATGGCCAGTTGGGAACCGTCGGTGAAAGTGCCGACGGCCTCATGGCCCTCATTTGCGGTGCAGCGGCCGTGGCAAGCACGATGGTGCTCAATACAGCCTATACCATCACGAGCATGGATGACCTCGCAGCTCTTGGTGTCACCTCGGAAAACAACGCAGCCCTCTACAAACAGGTATCTGAGTTCTATGACGAGGCAGATGCTGGCACAAAGCTCATCCTCTACCCGGTGGCCCCAACAACAACCGTGACTGCCCTCTGTGACTATACACAGACGGATGCAGGATACGCACGTGACCTGATCGCCAAGCAGAACGGCAACCTCAGAGGTATCGGTATCGCCAACCTCAACACAGGTACTAAGGAGGAAAGTGCAGATGGACTTGACCCCGATGTGTTCACTGCCTTACCAAAGGCACAGCAGCTGGCGGAATGGGCAACCACCGACCTCTATGCTCCCCTGTTCTTCATCCTGGAGGGAAGAAACTATGATTCTTCCAAGGAGCTGAAGGACATGACCCAGGAGAAATACGACCGTGTAGGCATCACCATCGGTGACACCGTGGCTTCATCCAAGGGCGCAAGTATCGGAACCTTGCTTGGCCGTATGGCAAGCATCCCTGTGCAGCGCAATATTGGACGGGTGAAGGATGGCTCTCTCGCACCATTGAAGATGTTCGTGGGTGCAAGCAAGGTTGACGAGTCAGAGAGTGCCATCAGGGGCATCTTCGAGAAGGGCTACATCGTACCCCGTAAATATGTAGGCAGAACAGGCTATTTCTATGCAGACGACAACCTGGCATGTGACCCTACTGGTGATTATTCGCACATTGCCACACGCAGGGTGATTGACAAGGCTTACCGCATTGCCTACAACCTGCTGCTTGACATGCTCCTCGATGAGCTTGAAGTCAACGAGGACGGAACCTTGCAGGTAGGCATCGTCAAGAGCTGGCAGCAGACCGTGGAGAACGGCATCAACAAGCAGATGACCGCCAATGGTGAATTGTGTGCATCCTCCGATGGCGAGGGATGCAAGTGTTATATCGACGAGACACAGAATGTGCTCAGTACATCCAAGGTTCTCGTAACTCTGAAGGTACGCCCATACGGTTATGCCCGATATGTGGACGTAAATCTGGGCTTTTTGGTAGAAACTAGCAACAGTTAAAGATTATGTTTAATTCAAGAGAATATGAATGGGCAGACATCTCCGTGGTTCTGGCTGGCCGCCATGTCACTGGCTTCCGTGCCGTAGAGTACAATCCCAAGCAGGAGAAGGAAGCCGTATATGCCAAGGGCAACAAACCGCACGGCATCCAGCGAGGCAACAAGTCGTATGAGGGTTCCATCACCTTGCTCCAAAGCGAGTACGAGTCGTTGAAACAGGCTTGTGGTGGAGACATCCTTGACCCTTCGTTCGACATCGTAGTAGCCTACGGCAATGCCTCCAAGGGTGATGCCATCGTGACGGACATCCTCGTGGGTGCGGAATTTACTGAAGACAAGACCGCATGGAAGCAGGGAGACAAATTCCAGGAGAAGGTGCTTCCTTTTATCTTCCTCGACAAGAAGGGCGCATAGCGTTTGAACACCATTCAAATAACATTCAAAAACGATTTGAAAATGAAAGTAGATAAACAGAAAGTGGAAGACTGGAAGAAGCAGCATGGCGAAATCTTCCAGATTGAGACAGGCGGAAAGTCGTGCATCATCCGTAAGCCGACACGCAAGGATCTCAGTTACGTGAGCGTGGTGAAAGACCCGATCAAGATGCAGGAAGCCCTGCTCAAGCAGTTGTGGCTCGATGGTGATGAGGAAATCCTTACCGATGATGACCTCTTCTTTGCCGCATGTTCCCAGCTTGAAGAAGTTCTGAAGGTGAAGGAGGCTGAGATAAAAAAACTCTAGAGGATGCAGGTATAGAGGATGTCGATGCAAGCAGCATCTTGTATATCGATACCTTGCTGAGATATAATCTATGTCTGGATCCCGACACGCTTCCCGATGAACAGTGGGCGTGGACTATCAGATATTTGAAGGATATAAAAACAGCAGAGAACAGGGCAGATGGCTAAAAGTGTATTACAGTTTCTTATCAAGCTTCAGGCAAGTGAGGGCAACGTGATGAGCGTTGCAAGGCGCACGTCTGAGCAGCTTGACAGCATATCCCGAAAGGCTACATCCGTAAGGACACGCCTTCAGGAGGCCTTCTCGTTCTCCAACTTCAAGAACTCCCTGATGTCTCTGCCCGGTATGGACTTCCTGATGAATCCCTATACCATCATCGGTGCTGGCATCGGTGCAATCACGGCATTGGGGTCACAGGCAGAGAAGACAAGTGTTGCCTTCCGTGTGCTGGTGGGTGATGAGCGCAAGGCAGGGGAACTGCTGCAACAGATCAACGGATTCGCAGCAGCCACCACATTCTCCAATCTCAACCTGGAGGGTGCAGCACAGATGCTTCTGAACTTTGGCGTGGCTGGTGATGATGTCATGCAGCGGCTCCAGCAGCTGGGAGACATTTCCATGGGCGACTCAGAGAAGCTCAACTCCCTGGCACTTGTGTTCGGACAGGTCAGTGCTGCCGGAAAGATGTCGGGTCAGGACCTGTTGCAGTTCATCAATGCAGGATTCAACCCATTGAAGGAACTCCAGAACATGACGGGCAAGTCCTACCAGGAACTGCAAGACATGATGAGCAAGGGAAAAATTGGCGTGGATGCCGTATCTGCCGCCTTGCAGCATGCAACAGGTGTTGGAGGTATGTTCCATGGCATGATGGAGGAACAGAGCAAGACCGTTGCAGGAAAATGGAGCACGGCTATCGGCTTGGTTCAGCAGCGGGCCGTGGAGGTGTATGACAAGATACAGCCGTTCATCCTGCAAGCCATCGACCTGTTTCAGGATGTTTCGGGAAGTGTCCTTGATGTCGTTGACTCCATCGCTTTGTGGGCAACCGACTTACAGCCAGTATGGGATGGTTTCGCTCTCATCTCCAATATTGCAGGAAGACTGTTCGGATGGCTTGCGGATGCCGTATCTTCAACCATCGGATTCTTCTTCAGATGGAGAGCAGAAATAGGATATGTGGCATCTGTCATTGGCGTTGCCACCATTGCCTTCAACCTTCACAACATAGCCATGACTGCCTACGGTACAATCATCACGGTGGTGAGTGGAGCCACCAGGGTGTGGGCAGGTGTACAATGGTTGCTGAATGCTGCCATGAATGCCAATCCTATAGGACTGATCATTACCGGCATCGCTGCCCTCACAGCTGGCATCGTGTACTGCTGGAACAGATTTGCCGGGTTCCGTGCCTTCATCCTCACCATGTGGGACACCATGAAGGGGTTTGGCTCCATCATCAAGAACTACGTGACGGATAGAATCAAGGATTTGCTCAGTGGTGTTGGAGAACTGGGCAAGGCTCTGGGAGAACTCTTCAACGGAAACTTCGAGGCGGCCTGGAATCATGCTGTTTCGGGAGCCAAGAAAATCAGTGGAGTCAATGCTGCCGCCAATGCCGTGGGTAATACGAAGACTCTCGCAAATGGAATCAGGAACAACTATCAGCGGCATTCAAGGGAAGAAGGCAGAAAAGGCTCGACCCTATATCCTCATGAAACAGCCCAAGCACCACACCGTAGCATTGCCAAACCGGGGCTGAGGGGAAGCACGCAAGACGTGATGTTCGGCTCTGGTGGCGGTGGCAAGGCTGGTAGTGGCAGCAAAGGCGGACGTGGTGGCAAGTCCACAGCCGAAGCTCTGGCCACAGGCGGTTCCCGAAGTTCTAACATTCACATCACCATAGGAAAGTTCTTCGACAACATTCAAGTGACAATGAACGACAAGACGGACACAGCGGAGCTGGAGCGTGTCGTGCTCCAGTGCATGAACCGGGCCTTGTCAATAGCAACAAGTACAGACCGATGAGCACAACGAACAGATTCATATTACAGAACTTGGCCTTGCGAGCCATGGGACTCACCAAGATTCCACCATACTGGCTGTTCCGTGAGAACAACTTCCATGGTGTGAACCTTGGCTACCTGTCAGCGGCAAAGACCATTCCGGAGAGTTCCGGATTCGATGTTGACAAGATGACCGATGAGGAACTTGCCGACGTGGTACGTACCAATGCAAGGGGAATCCCCATGGTGCTGCCTCTCCGCTTTCAGCTGGAGGAGTCTGGTGCGAGGGAATGGCTTTTCCCTACGGAACCGATGATCAGTCTGAACGGTCAGAACATTCTCACCAGGCGACATGTGTCGAAGGGAACCATCAAGGGAAGCATCAAGGAGCGGTGGACGCAGGATGACTACAGCGTGAGGATTGAGGGAATCCTTTTTGGTGAGGATGGCCAATATCCCGAAGCTGATGTGGCAAAGCTTAGAAGTTTCTGTGAAGCTGGTCATGTGAAGGTGCTCAATCCATTGCTGGAAATCTTCGGAATCAGCCAGCTTGCCATCGAGAGTTGGGACATCCCGTTCACATCGGGAACGGCAAATCAGAACTATACCATCCAGGCATACAGTGACGACATCTACAAGTTGCTCCTGAGCCGTGATGACTTAAACGCATGATGATATGTACACAATGGCTTTTGACATAAGAATCGGCAAATACAAGCTTTGCATGATAGACAAGGTGGAAATCCACCGGAGCGTGGAACTCCTGGCAGACACGGCAGTCATCACTCTCCCTGCATCCGAATACAACAAGGCTCTCCAGATAGAGGATAAACTTCACCGTGGTGACAAGGTGATCATTACCCTAGGTTACAAGGAGCCGGGACTTGAAACGGAGTTCGAGGGATGGCTTCAGCGCATATCGACCGACGGAGGAAATATCAAGCTGCATTGCGAAGATGACCTCTTTCTGTTCCGAAAGGACATCGGAAACGAGGTTCTGATGAAGGTTTCCATCAAGGATCTTCTCTCAAAGGTGGTAACCGGATGTGGATTGTCATTCAAGGTGGAGTGCTCCTACTCCTGGACATACAACAAGTTTGTCATCAACAATGCCACTGGCTATGATGTGTTGAAAAAGGTGCAGGAGGAATGTGGGGCGGACATCTATCTACAGGACGAGACCCTGCACATTCATCCTCCAGGCGAGAAGATGGGAGTGGAATGCTTCTATGACTTCGCCCTGAACGTGGAGGAAGACAACCTCACCTATCATCGGGCAGAAGACAAGAAGATACAGGTCATCGTGAAGGCTCTGATGCCAGACGGAACCGTCAAGGAGATCGAGACAGGCTCAACCGGAGGAGACAGGATTGAAATCAAGTGTGCCACCAACGACGAGGCATCCATGAAGGCTCGTGGTGAACTGGAGGTGAAGCGCAGAAGCTTTGATGGCTATGAGGGAAGCATCACGGGATGGCTCATCCCGGTATGCAGACCGTCAGACAGCGTGACTCTACATGATGCGGACTATCCCTACAAGGATGGAACTTACTTCGTGACGGCCGTGACAACGGAGTTCTCAAAAGAAGGTGGCAAGAGAAAAGTTAATTTGGGATTCAGACTCAGTTAGGATATGGATGATTACAGACAGTTGCAGGAACATTTGAGAAATGTGGCAGGTGGAAGAAAGACCATCTCCATCTATCAGGGAATCGTGAAGTCGGTTGACGGCAACCTCTGTGAGGTGACCGTGGGAAACATCAACATCCCTGGAGTAAGACTCAAAGCATCAGAACTTGCCGATGACGGACTGATGCTCATCACCCCAAAGGTGGGGAGTGCCGTGACTATAGGCAGTTTGTCCGGAGACCTTACGGAACTAGTCGTTCTACAGGTGGACCACATCGAAACCATCGTCATCAATGGCGGCAAGCTGGGAGGACTCATCAATATTGGACAGCTGACCGATAAAATCAACGAGCTTGTGGAATCCTTCAACAGCCACACCCATCAGGTAACCGTGAGCCATCCCGGTGGAACCTTCACTACAGTTAAACCAATGGAATCCGCAAAGACGTTCGACAAGGGCGACTATGAGGATGTTAAAATAAAGCATTGACATGGAAGGAATACAACTTGAATACAACAAGGATTCTCCTATATTGGAGCCAATCGTGAAGCATGGAAGCCTGTTCGTGGGTGATGTGCTCAGACAGAACCAGGCACTGGTGCTTTCCCTCCATAAGGGTGAGCTGAAGGAGAATCCATCCGTGGGAGTCGGTATCAGCGACATGCTGCTTGACAATGATCCCATCTACTGGAGGACCCTGATCAAGGAACAGCTGGAGATGGACGGACAGACCGTTGACAAGGTGACAATCACCATGACAGGCATTAAGATTGAAGCAAAATATTAAAATGAACATAACAATGATCTTAGAACATTTCTTGAATAAATTGACGGTGGTGTTCTCCACCGTATGGGGATGGTGTTTGTGCCTTCTCCTGATAATCGCCAATTTCTTTGCAGGATATGAGATTATGGTGGGGTTCACCGTCGGGGCGGTTGTGATGGATGCCTTCTGGGGCATTCTCTCCAGCTTGAAGCAGAAACGCTTCACCAGAAGTGAACTAGCCAGGGACTCATTCAGCAAGCTGGCAGTATATGGGTCCGTGATTCTGATTTTTATCTTTATCGACAAACTCATCGGTGTGAGCAACGGACTCACCACAAGCGTAATCTGCATCTGCATCATCCTCGTGGAGCTTTTCAGTTCAGCAGCAAGCATGCTGATCTGTTTCCCGAACATGCCGTTCCTCAAGCTGCTGAAGAAGGCTCTTGTGGGTGAGATCGCAAGTAAAATGAATATTAAAACTGAGGACGTAGAAAAAGCCCTCGAAGCATTAAATAAAAAATGAGAGAAATCAAGTACATCGCAATTCATTGCACGGCAAGTAAACAATCTACGACCGTGAAGGAGCTGGAACTTCATTTCAGACGGATAGGTTGGAAAAAGCCCGGCTATCATTATGTAATTCTTCCCGATGGAACCATCAATCAGATGCTCAGTGTCGAGAAGGTCAGCAATGGAGTGAAAGGCTGGAACTCAAAGCTCATCAACATCGCCTACATCGGTGGTATCGACGAGAAGGGAAAGCCTGTTGACAACCGAACAGAGGCACAGAAGAAATCTCTGGTGAGTCTGCTGAAGCTCTTGCGCAAGTCATATCCTGATGCCATCATCCAGGGACACCGTGATTTCAGTCCGGACTTGAATCATGACGGCAAGATTACTTCCAACGAATGGGTCAAGGTTTGCCCTTGCTTCTATGCCAAGGAAGAGTACAAGGACATCTAAACTATAACGATATGAAGCATTACATTTATTTACTCCTGGCAGTGATCATGTTTGCTGCCTGTGGTTCCAGCAAGCGGATGGATTCATCCCAGAAGCTGGTGGTGAAGGACTCCGTGAATATCCGTGACTCCATTGTCTTCAAGGATTCCGTAATGATCCGGTATGAGTACAACCTGATTGATTCGGTTAAGGTAAGGGATTCCCTGGTGCTGGTTCTTGACAGCCAGGGCAACATTCTGAGCAAGGAACGGTATCGGGACACGGAACGCAACCAGAAATCAAATAAGAATGAATCCACAAACCAGAAACAGTATGAATCCAAGAAGTTGGAGGCTGACAGACGGCATGACATGGATAAAAACATTCAGAAAGAGGTAGTAGAGCCTCCGTCCCATAAATGGGGAATATATGTTTTCACCGGGTTGTTCATCTGTTTTATCCTGTTTATCACCTGGTATTTTCGTGTGGGATATAAAAAATAAATAGATATGAAGACAAAGGTTAAGGACGGACAGACGATGGCAGACATCGCCATCCAGGAGTTTGGATCATGGGAGGCTATGGTGGCCATCGCCCAGAAAAACGGAATCAGTATAACTGAGATTCCGGAACCGGGGACAGAACTCACTCTGCCTGAAGGAACATGGAATCGGGTTATGCAGAACTTCTGCAAGAACAATGACGTATCTCCTGCTACTGCCAGGGACAACGGCAATGTCCGTCTGAGAATCTTTGGCGAGGAATTTACTCAAGAGTTTAAGTAATATGGCAAGAACTGTAGCAGAAATCAAAAAGACAATGACGGATGCTTTCATGGCTGATGCCACCATCCGTGAGAAATATGGGCTGAAGGAAGGCAGTACATGGAACGGCAGCTTCTCATCTGTGAGTTTGGAGAACATCATCTTCTTCATCGTAGCAGCTTGCTGCCATGTGCTTGAATCCATCTTCGAGCTATATATAAAAGATGTGGATGAAAAGATCTCCATGGCCGTGGTAGCCTCCGTGCCCTGGTACTACAAGATGGCAAAGGCTTTCCAGTATGGTGACCAGCTCGTATTGAACGAGACCACCCAGCAGTATGGGTACGCTATCATCGACGAAAGCAAGCAGGTTGTGAAGTATGCTGCCGTGAGAGACCGTGGCACAAGTGTTCAGATTCTCGTGAGCGGTGACAAGAACGGAATGCCTGTAGCCCTTTCAAACGATGTTTTAACGGTGTTCAAACAGTATATGAACAGGGTTAAGGTGGCAGGGGTTATTCTGGGAATCACTAGCAAAAGAGGTGATTATCTAAGCATCGAGGCCAATATCAGTGTTGACCCTCTTGTGATAGACGAAGAAGGGTACAGACTTTCAGATGGAACCAAGCCTGTAGAATCAGCCATTGAGGAGCATCTGAAGAATATTAAGTATGGAGGCACATTCAATAAGACCAAACTGGTGAATGCCATCCTTGCTGTCGATGGTGTTGAAGATGTAGAACTTGGTACATGCTCGTATCAAATAGAAGGTAGCCTGGAATGGCATAATGTGTCAGGCAACAATTACATCGGAGAGAGTGGCAGCTATATTCCTTATTTTCTTTCAGATTCATTGACTTATGTGGTATAAAATTGATTTGGTGAAATTGGTGGCTATCTTGACACCTCCTATTTTGAGAAGCAAGTTCCTGCTTGCATTCCTGTGTGTATTGATTTTGCCTTTGCGCTATATCTATGAACTTTTCACAAGTCACAGAGGGAAAACGGATGACAGATTGAACATTACTTCTAATGTGGCAAAATTGGAAAAGGCATTGAATCAGATATTCTACTTGACGGAAGGACAAATTTACATAACTACTCCTGATGATGCCAACAGGAATAAGTATCTGCATTTCGGCAGGGAATCACAGCCTCCGTTCTCCATGTATTTGGCATCTGAAAATGGGAAGGCATATCTGGTACATGAATACGAAGTATCGGCTCCTATAAACTTCATTGTTATGGTTCCAACTTTCTTATGTACCTCATTGGAAAGCAAAGATGCTGATAAATATGGATGGAAACATCTCAATTCCATCCGTAACTTATTGAATATTTATAAACCAGCTGGAAGAACTTTCAGTATAAATTTGTACGATTATGAATAGACTCATTTTTAGTGAAGGCGGCCAGCCTGTTTTTCTTGAAGATCTGAAGATGCTTCAGGACAATATGGTTGATTTGGTTATGTCTTTATTTCCAATAACAGATGGAGAAACACAAGGTTCTGGTTGTGATGATGATAAAATTAAGGATGTAAGGAATCTTCCCATATATTCGACACCGAGACACCTTAATGGCAATGCTGACACAAACTCGGAAACCGTGCAAGCTCATAAGCTCATTACCAAAAATGGAGTTTATGATGTTCCTCAAACAACAATCGGAGAAACTGAAACGGACACTGGAGAAGGCTACATCATAGATTGTTATTATGTCTTACACGAAGAAATCCTTGAAAAAAGAGAATTTGAAGATGGCGTGACTCGTCCCGTAGTGAAAAGCTATACGGCAGAGATTGTTGGACACAAGCCAACATCTGGAACCTATTATGCTGTGAAGGATGTTCCTGCCTTGGATTCCTTGCAGGTCGTTCTTGCTTCAAAATATAATGACTATTTAAAGGTAAAGTAGCATGAAGACGATTTATGAACTACAGCAGGAAGCTATCCGCCTTCGTCAGGTGAAAGAGGTGGATAGCATTAGTCCTGAAGAAACATTCGGTCTTCATGCAGATACCCTGGCGTATCTTGCAGATATGGAGCAGAATGCAGAAGGACTTGGAATCCACAAGGTCTATAAGAGCTTTGCTGCCATGAATGCAGACAGCTCTGCTCCTGTAGGTACAAATGGCAAGCCTCTTCGCTTTGGTCAGCTGGTTGCCATCTATGACAAGGACAATCAGTCTCAGACAGAAAACGGCAACATCTATGCCTTCCAGAAAGGAGCAGAGGCAGGCTGGCTTCTGATGGGTAATCTTAACAGCATTGGAGAAGATTCATCCACTATCGCCGAAATCAAGGAGAAAGCTAACACTGCCTCTACTGATGCAAGCAATGCGTTAAGCAAGGCAGAGGCAGCAAACAGAACGGCAGAGGCAGCAACCAGAACGGCAGAGGCAGCAAACAGAACGGCAGAGGCAAATAAAACGGCTTTGACTACTGTTACATCGGATCTTGCTACATTAAAAGAAAAGGTAAACGAAATTCCTGCAACTATCACGAAGTTCGTGAATATGTCGGAAGCAGCTTACGAGGCTTTGGAAACAAAGGAAGCCGATACCTACTATATGCTTACGGAGGAATAACTTATGATAAAGTTAGGAAATAAAGAAATCTCTGCTATCAGGTTAGGAAATAATGTGATTTCGGCAGTGTATAAGGGAAGTGTTCTCATTTGGCAAGCTATCAGAAGCTGTTTCGGTAGTGGATGGTGGGTGAATGAGAAACATTGGATTAATGATGAAACTTGGAAAAATTAATTAAGATATGGCTACAGAAAAAATAGACAAGGAAATAACTGACCTCAACACCGATTGGGGAGGTTACTTGGGTAAATGGGTACAGAAGCTCATCAAGGACAACTTGATTTCCTTAAAAGATGGGAAGTTCGGTTACATTGACCAAGAGGTAGTACCGGAGGGAAACAACTCGCATATCTATTGGAGGTTCTTTTCAGATGAGGACAGTTATCGCCAGTGGTATAATGACAAAGAGACTTATGCCGATAACGTCAAACAGTCGTATGACTTTGTTACGGCAAAGGCTGAACTCCAGTATATCCTGAGAACATCTATGGTAAAGAGACCTAATGATGTTATCGTGAAGGGGACAGAGTGTATTGCGACCATCAATTACAATAGCTACTACGGAGAGCCTTCCGAAAAGGACGAGACAAGCGGAACTCTTGTAGTATCAGTGAATGGTGTTGATATTCCAGAATTGAAACAGACGCTTGAAGCTTCTGGCACGGCAACTGGCAACAATTATAATGTGGATCTGACCAACTATCTTGTGTCAGAAACGAATACTGTAAAGATTGCTGTGTCTAATACACATGGTCAAAGCAGAACCTTCTCTTTCAGCATCAGAACGGTATCTATCAATCTCTCTTTTGATGCGAGTTATGTAGAGACTTCTGTAAGAGACGGAAAGTGGTCTCTGCGTGTAAATTGCCAGGGTGCGAATGCCACAGTCTATTGTAAGGTAAGTAATGGTGATGGTAGTGAAACCATGACAAAGACAATCAACAACTCATCTGGCGAGTTTATCATCGACTCAAAAGGCACTTATATCGCTGGTAAGCATGAAATTGAAGTATGGGCTGTCAATTCTGAGTATGGTATTACAACAGAAAAGATAAGAACTTCCTATATCAAGAAGGGTAATATCTCTGCTATTGCCATAGGAAAAGATGCTCCTGTATCTGCTACTCAGTATTCTACTATTCAAGTGCCTTATTATTTCTACCTTCCTGACAATGAGATTGGTTCACAGGTTGCAATCGAAATCAAGGTCTTGTATAATAACAATACAGAGGAGCTTGTTCTGACGGACCAGTTATGTACCGTAGATGATAATCATACATCAGGAGAGACCCCTTTGATGGCTACCGTACCATTGGATTTGAATGACTATGCTCCAAAGATTAGCGTAGTCATATCTATTGGCAAGGTGAGTGTAACCCACGAGGTAACAATCAAGGGTGCAGGAGTTACCTTGCAACCCGTAAGCGAATGCAAGGTGTATTACTCGATGAAGGGTAAGACAAACTCTGATAAGGGTATTGAGAACCTGGAGAGTTATTACGAAGGAGTAAGAACTTCCTATCTGGAGCGTTCTGCCAACTTTAAGCTGAATGCCTATAATGGATTCCTGGATGGAAAAGGCATGACCATCGGAGCTGGAAAGTATGTCACACTGAAAGACTGGCAGCCATTCGCAGAGAATTTCGGTGTGAGTGGAAGCAAGAAGGGAAGAACCATTGAGATTGAGTTTGAGACAGGTATCTGTTCTGATGAGAATGCGGTTATCGTAGATTGCATGGATGATACAACCGGTTTCCGCATATACGCAAACAAAATCGAGGTAAAATGTTCTACTGATAGTGTAATGACTTATTATCCAGAGACCAAGAGAATGAAATTCTCTCTGTCTATTGATGGAACTACTACTCATACGGTTAACAACCTTGGTGGTGGTGATGCAACAGAGAAGGACGTGAACTTGGCTTATCTGTGTCTTAATGGTGTGTGCGTGAGAATGTTCGATTATTCTAACGCAAACTGGAAGCAGGGAACTCCAAAGGATATAGTCATAGGTTCTGATATGGCACAGGTCATCCTCTATTCTATAAGAGGATATGAGAAATCCATCAACCCTTATCAAGCCTTGGATAATTTTGCTTACGACACACCAGATGTTAATGATGTGTATGACAGCAACGGAATCTTTGACCACTTTGGAAAGATTAACCTCGCCAAGCGCAATGATATTCTCAACAGTAGTGGTAATATTCATAACCCTGATGAAATTATATCTTATGAGAAGGTGAAAAAGGCGTTACCTCAATCTCCTATCATCGTATGGAATATCGACAACTTGCCTTACAACAAGAACAATGATGATGTTCCTATCAATGATACGACCTTTGAAAATCCACTTTGGAACAAGGCTACTGACGGATGGGCACAAGCTCCTTTCACGGTAGGTGCACACATGTTTAATGCCGATGGTACATCGTCGAATGGTTACCCTCTGCCATACAAGAATTTCGCCGAGATATTTGAAACGGGCAATGGTGATCCTGTGAATATTATCGTAGGATTGGTTGGTGAAACAGAGAACCATACACTTTACTCCATTACTATTGGTGTAGAGACTGGTGAGAAGGAAATGGTTCACAAGGTAAACTTTGCTTCATCCGAAGGTATCTTCAATATTCATGCCATGAATATGTACCAGCAGATACTTCTTGCTTGTGCTAAAGGTAATGATTCTCTCTATACTGCCTATCAGAAGGAACAGGCAGGTTTAGGTAAGGCTGTCACATACAGGAAGTCACTTAGCGGATTCCCTGAGATAGGATTCCGAAGAACCTCAACAAGTGGAAGTGCTGCGCCTACCTTCCTCAGCATATACAATTTCATTAATAATAAATATTCTGCATCCTTCCTTGGTTTCCCTGCAAAGGACTACATGAAGGCTCAGATATGGGAGATAGATGAGAATGTCAATATGTTCAATCAGGAGGCTGGAGACTATAGCGTTGATGATGATTCTTTACAAAAGAGTGTGCTGACTGGTATTCCACTTTACTATGCGAGAGTACCAAAGAAATCGCCTACCAATAAAGCAAATAAGTTAGGTGTGGCAAAGAAAACTACGGATAACATCGATGCTACCAATCAGGAGCTTGCGGTAATCAAGCGTTTTCATAACTGGGTGGTTTCCACCAATGTACTCCTTGCCGAGAGATACAAGCGTGAGCATGGTGATTATGCAACACTTGAACCTCCAGTAGTCTATAATGGAACTACCTATAATAAGGATAATCCTGCATACAGACGTGCGAAGTTTACGGCGGAGGCAAGTACATATCTGAAACTTGATAGTGCAATATTCTATTTCAACTTCTGTCAGTGGATTATCGGTATGGATTCCATGGATAAAAACATGAGTTTTGCATTTGATTCAATAACTTGGAATGAGGAATAATTATGGTAAAGACGGTAAAAGAAGCTAAGGCTGATATATTTCTGAGGGACACGGACAGCCAGTCCCTTTTTAATAACTCTGGTGTGTTATCATTCAAATACTACCATGAGTGGAATGATTGTTACAATCAGGTAACAGGTGAGACAGCACAGATTGCTGGTGAGGTCTATGATGAAACAACGAACTCATACAAACCTAATTGTCCAGAAGGTTTCTCTCCTGTATTCAATGGCAGACTGTCTGCCTTGTGGGATAATATTGTAAATTGTTTCCCTAACGAGGTGGAAGCGATGTATGCCAAGATGAGAGGAAATGGTCTTACGTATCAAGACATGCTCACAAAGTATAAGGATTTTTGGAAGTATTGGTGCGAGAATCTGTATAATGCAGATGCCTTCGGCTATGCAAACACCAACAACTTTACAAAGGCTTATGGTGACAAGGTGCAAGTGATAGACTACTTCTATGGCAAGCGTCAGAGATACCTTGATAGTAAGTATCATTGTGGATCGTCTGTTGGCAATAACCTTCGCTTGCGTTTATATGAAGTTGGTAGGGGCTTTGCCATCAAGCACTACCAAGCCATCTATTGTACCTTACAGTGGGGTGTAGGTAACTTTGATGATAATCGTAATATCAAACCAGGCACTTATTCATATATGCCATTCAAGTTCTCTAATCCACAGGATGCAACCTTCGATATTGATGATGCAGACCTTATCACAGAGTTATCAACCTATGCCAGTGGTAGCAATGGAAATTACACCATCTATGGCTTGGAGGGTCTTGGTGACTTTAAGTTCGACCTCAATATGGGCTTATTGAAAAGACTCACAAAGTTCGTTATGAACTATACAGTATCTAAGCCAAATACAAGGGAGACAGGAACGAGTTTTGACCTCAGTAACATGGGTATGCTGAGACAGGTGACTGTCAGGAACGTAAAGAACCTGAAAAAGAGTATCATCTTATCCTCTGACCTCTTGGAGGAGATTGACTTCACAAATACTCCTATTATAGGCGTAACGACACCTCCTACTGATATGCTCACCAAGCTGGTATTGCCTGCCACGATTACTGAGCTGCGTCTCAAGGGTTATACTAATTTGTCATCTGACGGGATGACAATAGGTTCCTATGCTCATATTAAGCATTTGGAGTTTGAAGATTGCCCTAATCTGGATAGCTATGCGATTTGCAAGGCTTGTTTTGATGCTGATAGTCCTCTGGAGGAAGCAACCATTAAGGGCGTAAACTGGTCGGTAGATAACATGGAGTTCCTGATGTGGCTTGCTGATAAGGGTGTGAAATTACAAGGAAAGATTACATGCACAGCCAATGTTACAATGGACCAGAAGCGAAAGATGTTGAAAGCTTGGGGAAAGATTGATAACGAGGGTAACAGTCTGTATATATCTTATGAGAAGGTCGCTATTCAGCGTGTATCAATCGTCGGAAAGAGAAATTTCGGTGAAAGAGGAGATTATTCTTTAACGCTAAAGACTTATCCGTACACAGGTAATGACTTCATATCTGCAAGGTGGAGTATAAGCGAGAATAGCTTCGCTACGATAGAGGAAGATACTGGTGTTGTACATGTCAGCAAAGTCGGGTCTAAGGAGAATGACGATAAGGCTACGGTATATCTGGAAGTTGAGTTGTCAGACGGAAAGACACTTATCGCAGAGAGTGAGATTTATTTCTATGCCTATCAAGCAAAGCTTGGAGATTACGTATTCTCGGATGGAACTTACGGCAGCGACCTCAGCTTTTCTGACGCTACCCCTATCGCTGTCATCTTCTATATCGAGCCGAAGGAGCGCAAATGGGCGATTGCGGTAGCCTTAAAGGATTATGGTCAGAGAGTATGGGGACTCTGGAATAGCACAGATGCTAATAACGGTATGAATGGAATCAAATTAGGTAGTAATTCTTCCTATAATGTCTATAATCTGCCATTGTTGCAGGAGTACATTAACAGAGTGGATGTATCTGACTCCACGATGCGTGATGAGAATAATACTGCTAATGATGGGTTCAAGGAATATACTGCCCTGAATACAATCAGCGACATCGGCTTTGAGAAAATTACACAGAGCATGTGTGACATCAATGTAGGTCATACTACTCTTCGTGAGTACTTTGACCATGTAGGATTGAAAGAGGGTGATATGGTTGCACGTGGTCAGCTTAACACCCTCAAGATTATTGCTCACAGAGACTACATCCTGAATGATACCAACGTGAATCTGCCTATCCCGAAGGCAACGCCAGAAAAGACTTTGGCTCAAAGTCTCACGGAATGTATCAAGAGCGTACAAACCGAACATGGCAATGCGCAGAAGTATCAGCAATACTACTATCCTGCTGCCAGCTATTGCAATGCCTATGTTCCTACGCTTGACAATGGTACTGAAACGTTAGCAGAGCCGTTTACTGAGGGTCATTGGTTCCTTATGTCATCCGGAGAGATGGCAAGATGTTCTTGGTATGCAATGAAAGGATACAATCTTGGTGTTGCAAATAATATCTTTGCGCAGGCGAAGGCAGATTTACGCTTCAATGTATTCCTTGACACCTGGTATTTTCTGTCTTCGGAGTATTCCGAGTCCTATTCTTGGACTCTGTATCCTGTTAGCGGGCAGTTCAACGGCATCGGCACCGGCGACAAGTACAACGCTAATCAGGTGAGGGCGGCCGTCGCATTCAAGCTGTAGGCTTGAATCCTTCCTAATTTGAATCAATAAGATTAAAAAAGTTTTTGTATTAAATGTCAATTAATTAAAATAGAAATTTATGGATAATGAGTTTATGCATGAGTCACAGGATATTGTGATAGGCAATGACTGTGGACGGTTTGTAGTGAGCGTAAAGGTGGAAGTAGGAAGCAATGATATTGTGACTTTACCCGTAGCCGTGTGGAACTATGGAGCAATAGTCTCAGCTCTCATCAGACATAAGTATTCAGAGAATGAGGTTGAGGCAATAGTAAGCAACTCTCTTATGCTTATGCAAAATCCTTCAAGTGTCAGTGAGGAGGAATCCAACGAGAAGATGAATGAGTTCAATGAGTTTCAAGAGTATAGAGAGAAGTGCAAGGTAAGAGCCAAGGAGCTTCTTTCCATTGGTGAGGAAATGGGGATAAAGGAAATGCTTTTTTAATTCACATTTCGTTTTTGCAAGGTAGCTCTTTTCGTTTTGCCGTGATTAAACACTCAAACTGAGTTCTATGCTATATATCTTTCCCGTATAGGAAAAAACATACTCACTTTGAGCTTCATCACCTATG